TGTGCGTCAGCCTGTGCCGCGGCGGTAAGTGCGGCCTTATCACCGTTACACTCACACCAAAACTTGTCAAATATTTCTTGAATAAGGATGAAATTATTATATTTGTGATATGAAAACAAAGTCGTTTAAAATACTTGATCAATACTTTCTTCGGTTCTACAGGTCTATTATGTCTAAGAACGGAAAGAGAAGGAAACATACGATCGTGGACAAGAATGATATTCTCGAATGTCAGTCGTTGATCTGGAAAGTCATACGTGATAAGTACTTAGATAATGAGGGCGGGGTTTATATAAATAACATCGGTTATTTATGTCATAAGATTAATCCCAACCGTAAGATATATCTGAATAAACTTACCGGGACTATAAACAGGCGTGGGACAGGTGGATATTCTTACGTCCATACGTGTATGGATTTTATGCCCAGGAATAAGTATTTTCATTTATATATCTCTCCAGCATTAAACAAGGAGTGTAGGATGGCTATGGAGTCTGGAAGGAGATATAAGTTCTTGTACAGGGAAGTTGAATCGGAAAGTAAGGTATTTGGAGTTAAATGGGTGTACAAACTATAAGGTTTGTTTCTATGACACGATCCAGTTAGTTCGAGAGAATAGACTGGATCTTTTGCTTGATATATACTATTGTCTATCTTTGTACAAAAGAGTTTGTTATGACGATAAGGGGGTTATTGGCCGAGATCAAGGCCGATTTACATAAATACGATGATAGCGGGGCTATAGATACCTCGTCTGTTTATAGATGGGCTGAGATCGCATTAAAAAGGTTCGGCGGTGTTATAGCTGTCATGTCAGAGGCGGTTGTCAAGACCAGTAACAAGCAGGCGGTATTACCATCCGATTTCTTCGACATGCTTGACGCTTACAGGTGTGAGCCTCTGGTTTGCGAGATCCCTGGCGGCGATAAGGCTAAGGCTGACCTCCAACACGAGATCGGCTGGGTCGAGCGCACGGAGCGCGGGTTTCGTTGGAACTCCTGCACCGAGTGTTGCAAGGAGGAGTTTGAGAAGACGATCACGGAGAAGATTTATATCGGATCCCATGAGGTTCGTTTCCATTACCATCATCCAGTAAGGTTATCTATAGGTCGTGGATTGAGGCGTGATTGCACTGCTGATAAGTATTGGGATAAATACGCTTGGGATAATTATGATATAACTATATCCGGCAATACTATGTATACCGGCTTTGACGGATTTATTTATATCGTATACAGAGCTACTCCTAAGGATGAGGATGGTCTACCATATATACCTGAGACGGATTTAGGTTATCTTGAGGATTATGTCGAGACGTATATCAAGATGAAGATCTTCGAGAACGCTGCCGTGAATGGCTTGATACAAGGCGCTGGTGACGCTTACAAATTATATGCTCAGCAAGAACCGGGTAAGTTTGCTAGGGCCATGAAGGAGCTTAAGATGTCGATGATCACGTTAAATGATTATCGGGAACTGGCTGAGGATAATAGGAGAAGGATGCTGTCTCATGAGCGTATGTGGCCCAACGCTTTTGATAAGTATATTAAACTTATTTAACAAAATACGATGATATGGCTGATTGGATACATTTAGATAAGACAAGTGGTACCGGCCCTGCTGAGGTTAGGATTACCGCTGATATCAATGAGACTGGAGAGATACGTCAGGCTACGTACAAGGTTATAAAAGAAGGCACCAAGGAGGAGAAGACGTTCGTGTGTAGGCAGGAGTCGGTTCCGGTGGTGATCATCCCTGAGTTCGATTTCCTTGTGCTTAGGTATATCTGGGATGACGAGGACGGCATTGACTTCGACACGGCAACCGGTTTCGACAACACTGGTCTCCCGGACGTGGACGGCAAGCTGGTTGGTTGGAGTAAACAAAACCAGACCACGCAGGAGCGGGTAGGCGATTATCTTATCCACGGTGGTGATAACATGGAATCAGGTAACGAGGCCGCCTTGATTCAGATGGGACCGTTGTTGGATGGCGATAATTACGATAAATTACCTCTTGAGATCAGATGCAGTATATATGGTAACTGGTATGGTGGTCGTGAGAAAGGTAATGTCACTATCAGGTTCACGGCATATAAGGGCGGAACGATGGAAAAGCGTGGATATGATTTTGTCAATATAGGAGGAGAGGAGGTTTATACCGGTGATGCCCCTACTAACGTATCCGCTCACGGCGAGGATAATTGGCAAAATATAAAGACCTTGTATTCTAAGGTAGGTACGATGATTTATAATAAGGAGTCTCGTGACTGTATTGTAAGAATAGGTGAGTAATTATTCTTTTTCATAATACAAATATCTATCAGCTCTCTCGTCCGTGAGGATGGGGGAGTTTTTTTTGTTTTTTAGTCCTTTACTTATGACATATTTGATCTTTTATTGCGCAGGAATAATCTAGCTTTGCCGAAAACTAGCGTTATGATTACATTAAGTGATGTTAACAATGAACTCCATGTCCGGTTATATATACTGGAGGTGTTTAAGGATTATATAAGAGATGATGATTTCGATGGTCTTGTAGATAAGGCGTTGGATTTTGTCATGGAAGGCGTTTCTATGCCTAAGGCTCCGGCCAAGGATACCACCATGAGTGACATATCAAAGAGCGTTTTGGCCTTGGTAGCGGGTGCTGGATTAGATGAGAGGTTAAGCAAAAGCTCTTTAGAGTTAGCTTACGATAGGTGTAAGATGAGGTACGTATTCGATCCTCGAAATCGGGATATACACGGTGTAGTCGTAGGTTATTCCAATGACTTTAATAGTCTGGTAGCTGTGTGTGATGAGGGATCGAAGAAAGGAGTGGATAAAGGATCTACTGATTTTGTGGATGTCAATGAGAGATACGTGACTAACGGTTTCTTTTACATATCTGTAGAGGATGCCGATAAGCAATCGAACTACATGGGTAAAAATTTGTAATTGTTGTGTTTTTGTACTTTACACGAGCTTTTAAAAGTATTTAGTTCTCCTCCTGACTTGTGAAAGTCTGGAGGATTTTTTATGATTATTTAACCAACAAAACCACCATACTTTAGAAGGTGGATGAATTGGTTTGATTAATTTTGAATCAAAATTACAAATAAAAAAATGATTTCCTACAAATATAATATATACAGATCCAAGAAAACGAAGTATCTTGATAAAATGCTTCGTGAATGTTGTTTTGTATGGAATCATGCTTTAGCTCTACAACGTAGATACTATAAACTGTTTGGGAAATATATCTCAATTGGTAAAATGAAGAAGCATTTTGCTAAAAGAATTAAAAGAAATCTTCTTCATTCTCAAACAACACAAGAAATACTTGAACGTCTTGATGAATCTTATAATCGTTTCTTTAAAAGAAAATCAAAGAGACCACCTAAGTTTAAAAGATCAGATTGTTTCAACTCTTTTGTTTTTAAACAAGGAGGGTTTACTCTAAATGGTAATATTCTCACAATCAACAAAGGAAAGAAACGTTTTAAGTTTTCATACAGTAGAGCATATGAAGGTAATGTTAAACAAATAAGAATAGTCAGAGAAACCTGCTATCGTTTTAGTTTGATTATAGTTACAGATTACAATCCTGCAAACTCTTACAGAAAGACATATGATGGTGCATCTGTAGGATTGGATTTTGGTTTGAAAACTTACCTAACTAAAAGTGATGGTAACAAAATTGGGTCTCCATTATTCTTCAAGCAATATCAAAACAAGATTAGAAAACTAAATAGAAAGTTTTCTAATGCGAAGAAAGGATCCAATAATAGAAAAAGAAGACTGTTTGAACTTCAACAATCGTATCGTAAAATAAACGATTTTCGATCTGATTTTCAATGGAAGTTAGCACATCAGTTGTGTAAACAATATGATTATATTTTCATTGAAGATCTAAACATTGAAGGAATGAAACGTTTGTGGGGGAAGAAGATTTCCGATCTCAGTCATTCTTCTTTTATTAACAAACTTACGTATATCGCTTCAAAGTATGGAGTGATAGTACATAAGATTGACAAATGGTATCCTTCCTCAAAGACTTGTGAATGCGGGTTTGTTAATAAAAACTTGTCGTTGAGAGATCGCACATGGTGTTGTCCAAAATGCGAGTCTATCAACGACCGTGATGTTCTTGCGGCCCGTAATATACTTCGGAAGGGCATTTCCGAATTGGAGAGCAAGAGTAATTCCAGCGATAGTAATATCGGGGTTTCTTGCGTCTGTATCCAAGAATCCCATTTGCTTTAGTGATGGGAGTATGTCAATTTTGTACGATTTGAATGTTTTGCATAATACGTACAGTTTATTAGAATCCGCCACATAAGTGATTATCTGGTGGATTTATTATATTTGCGAAAAAGATAAGATCGTGCAAAATAACTCTAACATAGCGGTTCCCGATTCCGGGATGAACAGGGATAAGCATCCACAGGACCTGTCCCCGTCTGAGTACAGTTTCGCCTTGAACGCTACCATAGAGGGTGACGATGGAAGCCAGCTTAAGATCCAGAACGAGCCTAGCACCCTTTTATGTAAGCGATTTGATGGCTATAAGGTTATTGGGTATAAGAATGATATAGCTGGTGATAACACTTATTTCTTTCTGGTGAATCCTGATAACAACACCTCTAAGATCACGTTCATGAGGTCATTGGATTATGTCAAGACCGTAGAGGATCAATTAGCGGGATCAGGGAAAGATATTCATCGTATCCTTGGCGAGAGGCTTGAGGAGTCGGATGGTCGTTTCGATGAGATATGTGATTTGATGGAGGTGTTGATAGAGGATGGGGCCGATGATCCTTGTCTTAATTTCTCCATTCATCATCCTATCTTCGATATAGAGATCAAGGATGAGAAGTGTGGTAAGGTTATATACTGGACTGATGGATATAACCCCCAGCGATATGTTATGGTTGACAAGGCTCTTAATCCAGATGAGGATGGTGATTTTTGGTATCATTATCATGGGTATAAGACGTGTGGGGATGATAAGCCAATAGAGAGGTGTAGGCTGGCCTGCGAGAAGCTGCTGGTGTTCCCGTTGCTGACGGCTCCGTGCGTGGAGCCTGAGGTCGTGGAGTTCGGGGGAAGCCTGCGTGCCGGGACCTACCAGTTCTGCGTGGCGTTGTGCGATGAGTTCGGGATAGAGAAGACCGGATATTGCTCATTGACCAACCCAATCATGTTATTCGATCGCCAAGATATGGTTATTCGTGATGGTTTATGGGGTAAGTCAACCAACATGGGTATCCGCCTTACCGTGTCTAATATAGATAAGCAGGTATCTCATTATAAGATAGGTGTTATACAGAATACGGTTGGGTTTAATGGTGAGCAAAGCCCGGTTCTTGAGTATTTCATAGAAGGTATACATCCGATAACGGAAAGGACCATCTATTACCTTACGGATCAGTATAGCGAGCGTACGACCATGGAGAAGTTATCCAAGGAAATACCGGTATATAAGACAGCCAGAGGCATGACGTCTGTCGGGAATCGTCTTCTTCAATACGGCTTGACCGTGGAGAATGAATGGAATCTTCAACCGGTCGTTAATTTCTTGGGTCATTTCGTTAAATGGCAGACATCGATAGCCACGGAGAATCTATATAAAGACGGTGTGGCTTGCTCTAAATACGCCTCTTTCATGCGTGACGAGGTATATCCGTTGGGTATAAGATTCTTTACCAATACGGGATACAGGACAGCTAGATTCCCGCTTATCCCTCGTCCGGCCACAAGGGAGGAGATGGAGGTTATCGTTGATGAGGACGGTAACTCTGACGACCTGTCGGCTGCGTCGGTGCTGGAGAACAACCCGCAGTGCGCCGGGAACAGCCGCCGTTATCTTTGGCAGTTTAAGAATACGGCAAAGATCATAAACGACCCGTCTTGGGGATTTGATGATTTTGGGGGAGAATGCAAGAATCAGCTAGATGTCAAGCAACTCAGATATGTAGAGCAGGAATATGCCACGGTAGGAGAGACCCAATTCGTTATCAACACGATGGGGGAAGATGTTACGGTAGATGATGCTATTGATTATATCGCTGATAATATAGAGAACCTGTGTGATATCATAGAATCTAATGTAGGTATTACCGACGAGTTATGCGCTGCTATATCGTTGCCGGAGGATCAAGACGGTATAAAGGCCCCCGATTTCCCTAGTGGATGTGATGATATCGAGAGGATAGAGACCAGGACTATATTGGATAAAAACTCTTTGGTGGATTCTAGGATTGATTTTACGTATAAGCTGGCTAGTGATTATACGGAGACCGAGCCTACCACCTTAATACAAAGTAATGCCGAGTCACAAAGGAAGTTCTCTGTATTGTGTGATTTCGATAATTATTCCAGTGGAGGTAAGAATATCATAGATCTGGTTCAGGAATGGCTGGATGGTCAGGATGAGGATAAATTCCCGTCTGATATAGACTCCTCCGCCTTGGTCTTGTGTCAGGATATGTCTAATGTCCGGCAGTTATATGATGAGGGCATATGTACTAATGGGTGTTCGGTAGGAGATCCTCACGTCAATCCTACTATTAATGATGTTCAACTTCCTACATTCCAAGGAGGTAGGTCATTGGGTAAGTGCACGTATTTGTACCAATATCCCGGATGGGAAGGAAAGAAGCATACGGAGACGATGCTTGATCAGTTAATGGATACGATGGAGGCTTATTTCCCCCAATATGAGAGTCAGTTTGGTATCGAGAACGCCATGTGTCTTTTTGGCGATGGTGATAATTCTAAGTTTAATACCGGTATAACTACTGACTGGGAAGGTCGTGTGTCTATGCAGAATGATATTGACGCCAAGACCAATTGGTTCGGTAGAAGCAACTTGACTTATTTCAAGTTCTATCCACATGTATCCTCATACGCCAGATGGGTGGAGTTGGATTACGAGAAATACATAAGTGGTTTATCCGATCCTGATAACGGTATTATGTATATAGAGATGATGGGTAACTATAATTATCCGATCGGCGACTCGTCATCATACAATAAGGTTCGTATAACGTTTTTCTCGGACAAGGAAGGTACCGTGGCTCCTAATCCTTTGGCTAATGATGCCAAGAAAGGTGTTATAGTGAATTACGTGGATCATAAGATATTTATGATGCCGAAGTACTTGTTCTGGAATGATGACAAGACTACTTTCCATAAGATATATGTTTGTATTGAGCCAGCGGTATGTGTGTTCTTCACCGGTTTCGCCATGAGGCAGGACATGAAGGAGCTTGCCGGATTCTATACGGCCGGCACCGCCATCTTCCCCGCCCCGTTCTGTTTTGGCATTCGGCCACTGGAGGTGAAATACGTATTCTTCTTCACAAAAGAATTGAAATTAAGGAGATTCGTTACCTATGAGGCGAAATGTATCTCATGTGGGGATAAACCCGCTGACTGCGCTCCCAGACCATATCAGTACGGTGATTTCGGATATTGGGAGTCTACCAATAAGTATCCGGCTAATTTTGAGTTGTATGATTCAAGTAAGATCGGGATATCATCGGGAGGATCAAAGAGGAAGGACATAATAGATTCTTTGATGAAATACTATGGGTCTCCTAAATCAGTTGGGGGTAAGTCTTATTTCACCGGTAATGGGGGTAACGCTGAGTACCCAAATACGTCAACCACGTTTTGTCAGAGACCTATACGTCATTACAAGTTCCCGGATAACTCTGTCGCTCCTTTTATGGGTAATCCGTCTCAACTGACCGGTCAATATGGAGTTGACTCCTATATTTATCCTATGGGGGTGATGCTTGATGACGATATCGTTAATGAGTTTCTGGATATAGCGGTAGAGAACGGTCTTATAGATAAGGCTAGAAGAGATTCTATAATAGGATATGAGTTGTATAGGGGTGATAGGACGTTAGATAAGAGCGTTATCGGGACCGGTCTGGCTTATGATATGTTTAAGTACGATGATCCAGACGGATCGGCTAACCTTTATCCTAATTACCCTTACAACGATTTGTCTGATGATATGTATATCTATAAGGATATTAATCGTGAGAATTTTATAACGCATCCGTTTAACAGGAAGGGTAATATCTGGTATTCATTCTTAAGTCCTGATATTGCCTTTAACAAGCCTGACGCTCCCACCGAGTGCCTTGTTGATGGTTATCAATTAGGTAAATCCTCCGGTATATTCAGGGAGGTGGAGGATCACCCTAAATGGACGATATTAGGGAGTAAGGCTTACAGTATGGCAATATCATTGGCTACGGTGGAGGCTATGGCTAATTTAATATCCGCTATAGCTGAGTATACATATCAGTCGGCTTCACAGCAATATGTCGGTGGAGGCGTGTTCTTTTTAGCCAACCCTGTCGGCATAGCGCTGACGGCTATCCGTCTGGCTACGGGTATCGCCAAGGCCACAGCCCAGTCCGTGGTGGATATAGGCAAGTACAGGTATCAGTGGTTAACGGCATTGATAGATAGGGGACCTAGACGGAACTATGCTTATTATTATACTTCTGTCGCTCATTATAATTTATTTTACCAAAAAATAGGGGAGTCAGAGTTACGTGGATTGTCAACGGCTAAATATATCAAGAGCGGGTTATATCCGGTAACAGATATCTCTTCGCAAGGGGAGACCGTAGGCGGTAAGCCTATTATCATAAACAACCTCGATCGTGAGCATTCATTGTTCATGTCATTTGGTATGGATAAATATATGCTTGAATATCCGGAGTTGGTTTCAAGTTATGATACCAGCCGTATTCAGGATGAGTGTAATATTCGTAACGATGAGGTGGCTGGTATGACGCCTCATTTTATGACACGTGAATCTTTCGTATCCTGCCCCTATATGAGGATAAAGAAATATTCTCCGGCTCAATACGGACAGATAGAGGATATCAGGTGGGTATCGTTAGGTGGTTGCGGGTTGATGGATAAGGATAAGCGTAAACCTGTTTTTGGAGGTGATGTATTTATATCAAGATTTTCACTTAAGAGGAAGATGCCTATGTTTTACTTGACTCAGTTCGGTCAGGGGGACATGATACCATTCCCTTATTATGATTATCGGAACATCGGGTATCCCCGTTATTTCGTTAATTACGACACCGGGGAGGATTATCTTAATAAGACCGATACGGATACCGGATCGCTATACTCTTTCCCTAGCCGGAAGAGCGCTTATGAGATGGTTTGCAAGACCGGAGATATGTATCTTAGCGGTCGTTTCTTCCTATACTTCTATGGCATACCTCAGTTTCTTGTGGAGTCTGAGATCAATTGCAATTTCCGTATAGCCGGACCTGAGCCTTACGAGGGGTTCTATCCGGAGGTGGGGGATTATATATCATGGACTCAGGAGCGTAATGTCCCTATATCAAGGGATAATGTGTTTAAGATAAGTCCTGTGTATAAGAATCGATTTACGTTAGGTGGCAGGTCATTACCAGAGACGTATGATAGCAATTTTTGGGACTGCGCTTACCAAAGACCCAACGGCGTCATATGGAGCACCGCCGACGTGTCGGAGAACGGCATGACCGATCCTTGGCTGTCGTACAAGCCTATGGATTACCATGAGTTCAAGACATCTTTCGGGAAACTTATAAGCATGAAAGGGATAGAGTCGGATCAGATACTGGCTCGTTTTGAGAATCAGGTAGGGTTGTACAATGCCATAGACGTGTTGGCGGAGAGAATATCCCCGGAGAATAGCGAGCTAGGGACAGGTGGTCTTTTCGCCTCTCGTGGTATCGAGTATAATAATACGACGTTAGGATATTCCGGGACCCAGAGCCGGGATATGATCAGTTGCGAGTTTGGGCATTTTTGGGTCGATTTAAGGCGTGGTCAGGTGTTTAAGGTAGATTCTAATGGTAGGAATCTTACGGAGGTCACACCGGGGCTTAGAAACTGGTTTAAGGAGCATCTTCAGATGAAGATCATCCGTAGCCGGATATATAACGCTGATACGGACGCTGAGTTGTCTTATTATGATATCGATAACAAGTTCTTTGGTATAGGGCTATCCATGGGCTGGGACAATCGGTTCAAGAGGGTTCTAATAACCAAGAAAGATTATATACCGGTAGGGAATCCGAGCGAGTACCAATTCCGTGGCGGCCGGTTCTACAGGAACGGGCAGGCGGTGGAGCTACAGGACGCCAGCCATTTCACGGACGTCTCGTTCACCGTTGGATATAACTGCCTGAAGGGTGAGTGGAAATCATATTTGTCCTACACCCCTGACTATTATATCGAGCACCAGCATTATTTCCAGTCTGGTAAGAATTACTCTAACGACGATCGTGAGATAGGATTATGGTCGCATGGTCTAACCAACCAATCTTATCAAGTATTCTACGGTAAGTTATATCTGTTCGTCATAGAGGTACCTGTCCGTGAGCAGTATGTGAATAAGATCCTCACGAACTACCAATATCGGATGGATGCCAGAAGGTATCAGGATGAGGTTAATTATCAGGTTAGAAGAACAACTGGATTTAATAAGGCATGGTTCTATAACGATACCAACAACAGTGGAGAGCTTAGGATGACCATCGCCGACAAGAACGATATGAGCCAGCGGTTGAGGTATCCTGTAACCAATGACGATAGCCGTGAGATACTGGTGACGGAGGTTGATCAGAAGATAAATATAAATGACTATTTTAACGAGGTCAAAGACGATACTAATAACCTCCCGGTATGGATCAAGGACGTGAATGACATTGACCGGAAGATCGACCCTAGGGCTGTCGATTATCATCGGAGGTGGCGGGATCGTCTTCGTGGCGATTGGTTTTTGGCGAGGTTCGTGAATGACATTGAGAGCCGGTTCAAGATGATAGTGCGTTGGTTTAGCAATGAGGAGAAAGTTTATTGATTTAGGCGATTATATACAACTTTACACCACAAATGTACCGAATTATTTTTATGTATAAATAATAATCTATATATATATGTCATGAGATTAGTCGAACAACATATAATCAAGCGAAGCTCGGTATATTACAATGAGCTTCAAGACCTGTTGCATAAGTGTAAAAACTTATACAACAAAGGGTTATATGTCGTTCGTCAATATTATTTCCAGTATAATGATGATAATACCGTTAAATATAAATACCTCAACTACTATTCTCTTGAAAAGAAGCTAAGAACAGAAAACGATGTAGACTATCGTGCTTTACCATCATCTGTAGCCCAACAGGTATTGATGATGGTCGACCAGAATTTCAAATCCTTCTTCAATCTTCTTAACAAGAAGGGTAGAGGTGAGTATTCTGAGAAAGTAAGAATACCTAAGTATCTTGATAAAGATGGGATGTTTATGGCTGTTTTCCCGACAACAGCCTTTTCTCAGAAATGGATAAAACAAGGTATTATTAAGTTACCAAAACAATTCTCTTTTACCATAAGGACTAATAAACAAAATGTCCAACAACTTAGGTTTATCCCTAAGAATGGATATATTATGTTTGAGATTGTGTATAATAAGAAAGAGAAAGGTCTTATGTATGATAACGGAAATTATCTTGGTATTGATCTTGGACTTAACAATTTAGCGTCTTGTGTATCAAATACCGGTTCTTGCTTTATCATCAACGGTAAGCCTCTAAAATCTATCAACCAGTATTATAATAAAAGATTAGCATATTTAAAATCTAAATTAAAAGGTAATAAACAAGTATCAAGACAAATAAGATCGTTAACCAACAAAAGGAATAACAAGATCAAGGATTATCTGCATAAAGCTAGTAGGGTATTGATTAATCATGTAGTCTCCAATGGCATTAATACGATCGTAATCGGTCACAACAAATGCTGGAAACAAGAGATCAATATCGGAAAGCGAAACAACCAGAACTTTGTATCTATCCCTTTTAATATGTTTATCTCAATGATATCATATAAAGCTACACTTGAGGGTATTAATGTTAAGATCGTTGAGGAATCCTATACCTCAAAATGTAGTTTCTTGGATAACGAGCAGATTTGTAAGCATGATAAATATGCCGGAAGACGTGTCAAACGAGGATTGTTCAAAACATCTTCCGGTAGTATTATTAACGCCGATATCAATGGTGCTTTTAACATCATCAGAAAATCGGCAAAAGAAGCCTTCGATGTAAGTACCTTACCAGAAGGTAGAGGGTTTTGGTGGAACCCGGTACGGATTTCTGTATAGATATATACCATTTTACGATTTTAGTGTAAAAAGGCATATAATCACCTTGATTTATTAACATATAGGGGAGGGTGTTTATCATTCCCCTTTTATACTTTCAAATGATATCAGTTATGGTTTGATTTCCGTTGAAACTGGTTGATTTTTATCACAATGAATATTGTGATTGACAATTTGTTTTATTTAATATTGAAATACAATAAATTTTAATAATTTGTTTATATGGAAGATTTTCAAGGTAAGTATGATGGTAATCAAATAGACATCAGGCTTGATAAGGTCAAGGATATGGTTGGTGCCACGGCGTCCGGGGCTGGCGCTGCGGGATTGGTGCCGGCTCCCGCTGCGGAGAAGCGTACAGCCTTTCTTCGTGGTGACGGCACATGGCAGGATATAGATGTTCATGAGCCGGGCTTCTTGGGCGATAATCTCGATAGCGAGGATGATTTTAGAACTATATTATTTAATTTGGGCTTTGATAAGGAATTTACCCTTACCAAAGCGAAATATGATATAATAGCTTCTAAATGTGAGGTTGATATACCAATTCAATATCTTTTATCCGGAGCATCATCGACGTATGGGGTTGGGGACTTGATATTAATTAAGGATTCATCCGGGAATATTCAAGCCATGTTGCGCTCTGGATGCAATACGGGAGCTGGGGTCATTGTATCTTATCATGTAATGATCAATATATCCAGCGACCTTACCCATACGTCCATTGTCACCAGTCATACCGTACAATCGGTATCTAACCAAACTAAGGACATATCCTTAACGATTGGTGGTGGCCCAGTCGGAGATAACAGGGGTATCAACTTCTCTACGGCCGGTACAGGGACCAAGGCTTTGATGGATAATGGGAAATATAAGGAGGTGCAAGCTAGGGGTGATATTGAGAACGCGTTTTTAGATACTGTTTTTCATCTAGCGTCCAATCAACCTTCTACTTTAACCCAAGATCAGTATAATACTATAAAATCGTTGTTTGGTAGTAACCCTACGTCTAATATCAGGATGATAAAACCTAGCGATTCTTTTGTGGAATTGGTAGGTGAATTTCTTATCAATGATTTGATGGTTTTTAATGATCAAAGGAATGATTGTATCACTATTTACATCAGCGGTTCAAATACCATTCTTGGTATGGGACTTATGGATATATCTATTTCTGTTTATCCTAATCTAAGTGTCGGATATATTCATTCTAATTCAAATGTTGCTGCATCAAATGATTCCGAGATAGTTCTTGTAAATTCTTTTAAAAATACTGAAGAGGATATAGATTTTGATAATCAACTTCATCTTAAGATGAAAGGTAAGGGTGATAAGGCCTTGATGGATGATGGGACTTATAAGGAGATAGGTTCTTCTGGAGTGGATATATCAAGTTATATTTTAGAAGGAATTGATTTTAAGAAAAATACTACCAAGGAAGGTTTTGACAAGATAAAAAGCTGTGTTATTAATAAACAGCATATGTATCTGTATTTTTATAATGCTGTGGGTGGTGATGAGGCTTCTTTCTATGCCGATGTTATCGCTGGTGTTTTATATGGAAATTTAAATTTGTGTGTATATGATTTTGGTAGTTCGAAGATTGTCAATATTGATATAAACTTACAAGATTATAGCATAACTGTTAATACGCAATGATATGGTGAAAAATAGATCTGCTGTTAGTAAATCAGGCAAGTGCCCTAAATCGGGGTGCATCAAGAAAGTAGGAAGTGATTGGAGGGTGGTTAGTAACAAAACTGGAAAGTTATGGCCGGCGAAGTATAAGTCGAGGGATTTGGCCAAGAAAGCTCTGGCGGCTTATCATATGCATTGAGGGTGTAGGAGGGTAGGTGATATGAATCATGTACCCGCCTATTGTTTTATCCTGCATCCGATTATGTATATCTTTGTAGAAAACGTGATTTATGGCTAAGAAAGATAAGAAAGAGGAAATCCCTTCATGGATAAAGGATTTGTATAAGGAAGATCTTGATCGTGTTGTAAGAGGTGAGCGTCCCATGTATTTTAGGGGTATGAATGATGATCCTTTAAAGAACGTATCCCCGGAGTTTGATATCCTTAGTGGAGGAGCTGCTGTTAAGGGTATGAATGGGATAAGAGGTGCGTTGTCTCCGTTGAATAATGGCATGGGTAATTATAATTTCAGCATTAGGGGTATAAATAAGAAGATAGGCGAGCTGGTTGATGAGGCGGGATTGTATTTGCCTGAGAAATTAAGACCTATATATCAGACTGTGGTGGACGCTATTTCGAGATCCAAAGATAAGGGGTTGGGTCATATCACGCAGCCGTTGGCCAACGCTCTGTACCCTGCGGACGAGCGGCGGAACCGGCGTCTGGACGGGGAGCATCCCGTTGGTTATGTGGATGCCATAGACGGCATATGGCCTAGGGAGAAATATGGGCTATGGGGAGAGAAAATTGAGCGGAAAGCCGAAGGAGGTCCTACTGGTAATGATCCTATGTATGTAAGACAAGATGTATCTGATAGAGCTTCGTATTTAAAAGACATCATAGGTAACGCCATAAGAAGGAGGTTGTATGAGAATGTAACACCTGATGTGGTAGCCTCAAATGCCAGTCTTCCCGATAAGGTTAAGGAATTTATATACGGAAGAAATGGCAAAGCTAATGTTGATGAATATAGCGAACAGCTATGGGGTAGATTCTTATCCCAGCCTAATAGTCTTGATGGAAATAGCAAGGAGATAAGGATTCCTGATAATGTCATTACTGATATTGAGAAGATGTTCAATCGTGACACTAAGGATGAGATAAAGAGGCTAGATAAAAAGATTCGTGATACGGAGCAAGAAATATATGGCTCTGATAAGCCGGCTACAGATGATGCTTATGGTAGGCTGAAGCTTTTGAAAAAGTCTAGAGAATGGGTAGATATATTTGAGAAGAATCGTAATTCGGTAAGATCCGGAAAGCCTACGGTTTTTTCTGAGTATGATTTTTACCCCGAAGCTGCTGGTGATCTTACCCCGTTATCAGGGTTTGGTAATTTTACTATTTATAGACGTCCGGATGGGAGGTTAGGTGTTTACGATGTATATGATTTTTATAGTAATGATCAAGAGTTCCCGGTCAATATAGTCACTAAGACATTAGACGCTATAGGTGATAAGTTTGAGGAGAGAGGATCGTTTAAGGACTATAGCCCTATCCAAGAGAGTGGAAGGGATGCTCTTATCCGTAATGCTATCATGTCCAAGAATAAGTTAGAGAAGAAATATGATGGTGGGTATATAGCTTCAAAGGATAATACGAGTGTAGGAGGCCCCGGAATAAATATGAATACGAGGTATGACACAAAGCCTTATCAAGATCCTTTAACGCCTGTTATAAGTGGATTTGTCCCAGGACTGGATGTAGCTTCCGATGTATCAGACATGGCTACCGCTATAGAGGATAAGGATAAGATAGGGATGATATTGGCTTCTTTGGGTTTTCTTCCTGTTGTTGGAGGGGCGGCCTCGTATGCAAGCAAGGCAAGGAAGCTTGATGGGAGGGTAAAGGCTATACGTATATCGGAGCCTCCCGAAAAACCTGTATATTATCATAACAAATTATCTGATGGTGTTACGCATGGTGATGTGGTTGATGCGGATAAAAATGACTTTAAATTGACATCTAACTTATTTTTCGAAAGAGGCTTTTATCCTAGGTTTGAGAGGATGATGGATGAGTTGGGTAAAAATGTTAGGCGTCCTTATAAAAGCGGGATGTTGCTTGAAGAGGATAAAGATTTTATCAAAAAAATGAAGGGGAAGGACGGGAGTGTAGTTATTCCTGAAAAGAATACCCCTTTAAGGTTCGAGTTGGATAGAATGTTATCTGATTATGGTATAGAGGATCAGGAAGCGGCGTGGAATAGGTGGATAAATTATGCTAATTCAAAGAAATCTTATGATAATAGGGAATCTATACTTGATGGGGTTAAGAATATGATAAAGAAACCTGATACATATGATTTTGATTTTGTTGATGGTTTAAGCATGAACGGCCATGTTATTAGTGGTGTTCACATGAAAGATGGCGACAAGATGTTGATAGATGCCAATCTTCCTTACAACCAGAAATTAACTACTATGATTCATGAGACTAGGCATAGGATAGGACAGTATATAGATAATACTTTTGGAAAGACATTTAGACATGGATTGACAAAACCTGCTGACAAGACTGTAGATTTGATCTATAAGACATTGAATTATGATGATTTTCTGGATAATGCTAATCATATATGGGAAAAGTCGGCCACTAATACGGAGTTGCAATTCTTGATGGAGAAACTTAGAGGTTATGAATCTACAATGGATGACATAGGGAAAGTCTATGGAGATGATAAAATGAGAGATATAATCAAGAATATTTCTGATGATGACATAAAGAGTCTTTTAGGGGAGATAAATAGTGATTATTCTGGTAAGTATATAAAGGCCTTAAACAAGGGTGAGATGAACTATGATGATGTAAGAAAAGCTTTGATGTACCCTATCATATCAGGTCTTATGTATAAAAGTTATGATGCGATATCATCTGGTGATGAGGATAAGAATAAAATGAATAAGGGAGGTTCAGTAAACACAGGTAGAGCTTATGGGGATGGGAAATATGTTGTTGATCCTCGTAGATCAGAGGATAGTAAGATGGCTGTGTATGATGAGATATGGGATTATCTGACCGATAAGAAGGGGATACCACAAACGCAAGCTATCGGCATCCTGTCGAACATCGCCGCCGAGTCCGGAGGGGACACCGAGGCCCTGGGAGCTGCCGGTGACTTTGGTATCCAGCAATGGCTTGGGCCGAGGAAGAAGGAGCTACAGCGTAGGTATGGTAAGAAACCGACATTGACTCAACAACTGGATTATCTTGTGGATGAGTATCAAGGTCGTGTACCGGGGCTAGGCTGGAACTACATGAACCAAGGCAAGTTCTTTGATAAGGACGCTCAAGGCAATGTTTATAATTACTATATGTATTCGAAGGCTGATTTTGATAACGCCACGAATTATAAGGACGCTACCGTGGCATGGAATCAAGGATACGGGAGACCCCTTGGATCGACATTAAGAAACGAGAAGCGGTTTGAGTTCGCCGATATGTTCTCCAACAGATACGGTGTCCCGGAGAACGAGCCAATGAGATACGAGTTCGGGCAGCGGGATTCTGGTACGGGAGACGGAGGCCAGCAGCCCGTGCCTGAGACGGTAGCCCCCGCCGCTCCTTCTTTGGCTTCCCATCCTGCCATGGATAGCTGGTGGGAGAAGGAAGGTCAAGACCTGTTATATAAGATGCTAGCTCAATCCGGCGCTAACAAGAAAGCTATAGAGGACATCGCTAATAATATCAAGAATGATCCTCAGTCAGAGGCGCAGATAGCGGAGGCCGAGCGTATGCGTAAGGAACAGGCGAAAAGGCAGTTGGTGCTTAACATGATACCGGGGTTGATGCTGAATATAAAGGGTATGAGCAGAACCCAGAATTAATGCTATATTTGTGAAGTAATTAAACGTTTTAGATATGAAAAGATTGTTGTTTTTATTTGCTATGTTATTGACGCCATTCGCTTTGATGGCACAAGAGGTAATCCCATCAGAAGGGCCTATTACTATTGATCTGACTACCTTTACAGGCATCATGGCTTTCGTCACGATGTCAGCTACCCAGCTAGCTAAGGTAGTGCCGTATATTGACACCCATAAGTGGGCTAAGATTTTATCGGCTGTGGCTATTGGGATGTTGACATGTATCTTGGCTTGGTTTCTTCAGGTATCCCCGTTGTTGGTAGGTAGTGAATGGTGGGAAGCTCTATTATATGGAGTGGCAGTCGGGTTCAGCTCTGCTGGTTTCTATGATTTGGTTAAGGCCATAGGATCATTATTCATAAAAAGGATTTAATTTTTATCCATAATAATACATTTGCTGATAGACTCATCGTTGTGAAATGGTGAGTCTATATTTTTTAAACTATCTTTGTGTCAGAACGAAATTAATTTGATATGAGCAAGTATGTAATCAAGAGGAAGATACCTAAATATCAAAAGGCTGGGGAAGTTGATCCTGTCATGCCCGGTAATGTTGTTGGTCTTCAGGGTCTTGGAGTGGAACCTCTGGTTTCGTCTACCCGGATAGGACTTGATATTCAGCAGCCTGATATTAATACCATTGATACAAGTGATTTGAACGCTATCGTTGACAGCAATAAGAAGGTTGACGAGTCTGGCAGTACGGATGTTTTTGATTTTACCACCATACCTTATTATGGCGCTGATGATATAGGATCTAGGTTTACCCAGATGGGTCGTGGTATAGGGCGTATGAGAAGCGAGGGATATGGAGATTTATCCACTGGGGCTAAAACAGCTAATACGATAACCACCATAGCCTCAGGAATTAGTGGTATCATGGGATTGGCTCGTAACGTGGTTTCTGGGATAGCGTCTGAGAAAGGTACTCGTACCAATATCAGGTTGGCTCAGGAGCGTGAGGCCAGACAAAGAAGGCAATCTCAGATGCGGTATAAGGATGGAGGTGGTGTTTATCTAGGGTCTAATAATAGATTCGATAGCGGTAGTCTTACCGGTGAGTATCTATATCCGTTACCTAAGTCGATGGAAGATCAAGCCAACGTAGAGGTCGAGAAGGGCGAGTACGTGGAGCAGCCCGGAGAGGCGCCAATGGAGGCTATGGGGCAGAAGCACGCCGATGGGGGAACCCCCGTTTCCTTGGAGGAAGGTACGAAGGTTATTACCGATGATACCACCATAGAGTCGGATTTCGCTAAATACATTAGAGATACGTATGGTATTAAGGCTACGCCGAAGGATACGTATGCCACATTAATGGATAGGTATAAGGCTAAGATAGGTCTTAAATCAGCTTATGATGATCAGAAGAAGGCTTTGGATAAGTTGAAGAAGAACGATAAGATAGATGACGAGAATACGAGGCGCTTAAACGCTTCCGTATTATCCAAGGCTATAAATGACAGTAACGAGACGGTTAATGGCTTAGAAGGAAGATTTACGGACTTCGCTAACGTCATATACAAGGAGCAGGAAGACCGGAAGATGAAGAAGGATGAGGATACTTATTTTGCCAAGGGAGGCGAGATAGATAATATCATATCCAGATCCATGAAAGAATATGGCCTTACAGAAGATGATGTAGCTGAGGCTAAGAAAGAGCTGCTTAAGAAAGTAGCTGGTATTCGTCAGAAGATGGAGAAAGGTGGTAGCTCTTTATTCGATTATCTCCTTACTTTCCGTCCTGTTGAGAACAAGTATAATAATAAGGATAATACGTTTGGGTATCAACGTCAAGGTCAGGACGGTTCTTATGGCGGCATTAATGCTGATGAGAGACTGGAATATTATAAGACATTCATGCCTTTGGCTTATGATGCTTATATGAGTGCGCCTAAGGCTACTGCCGCCAAAGCTCTTCAGGATGCTATATATAACACCACTGGTGGCTGGATGGGCTTGGCTACGGCGGAAAACCCGATCATCGCCAACGCGGAGGCACTTAGGGATTACACGACGCTCGTTTCTTTTGGCGGTGAGGATAGCCAAGGTAATTACCCGGAAGACAAGAAGGCCGCATATCATGATAGAATGAGAGATAATAAGTTTGGTCAATATTCGTCATCTCGTCCTATGATTGGTTTGGATGTAGTTACAGAGGATCAACATAAAGCTCTTAATGACGCTGGTATCACTCATTTCAGTCAACTGTTTTCTGACAAGAATAAAGATATTGTTAATAAGATCCTTGGGGAGGATATGCTTAAGATGCAGGCGTTAAGATCCATGAAAGGCATGGAAGGTCTTGACTTCATACTCGATCCCCACAAGGTGGTTCCCGGTCCTATGGATATAGGTGATGTGGAGGATCCTGATGTTAAGCTGGATATGCCTGAGCTGATTGATCCTAATACACTTCCTAAAACCAACACAAATGTCGGTAAGTCGAACGGCGGCAATGGAGGCAGGAATATAGTAGGTGGTGGTCTTGACTTTCCTGAGGTGTTCAGGATGACTCCGGGAGCCGTGACAACGGAAGGTCTGGAAAGACATTACGCTCCTACCGTGGACCCGGTGTTGAGATCGGCTGATCAGTATATGGTTGAGGCTAATCGTGCTTTCCAATCACAATTGAATCAGATGGGTAATGTCCCGGATTCCCAGAGAGGGGCTTTATCTTCCAATTTACAGGCTATCATGAGCTCCAATATAGGTAAGTACATTAATGAGGTAGAGCAAGGTAACGTGGCTCAAAGAACTTGGGCTGATAATGTCAATTCTCAATCATGGGCGAATACTTACGACAAGAACATAGCCCAACGTCAAGCTTATCAACAACGGATATTGCAGGGGTTGGCTATTAATGACGAGAATTGGGCTAGGTATTTCGATAGCGTCAATGATGAGATTCAGCAGAAGTGGAACACGGCTACGACCATGAATACATTAAGATCTATATTTGGGGATGTTAAGATTGGTCCCAATGGTCAGTTGATCGCTGATCCTCAAGGAGATATATTGAGTTATAGGAGATTATATCCCGCTCAGGAAGTAACTAAAGGCAAGAAAGGATAAAGGATGGCTTCACAATATAGTATATTAAGGAATTACGGCAAGTACGTATCACCCTACAACATGGATGTCATGATGCAGGGTATGGGATACATGCAGCAGAAGATAGATACCAATCGGCAGGCTATAAATGAGTATGCTGATTATATTATCAATTCTGACATTATAAAACCTCAGGATAGGGAATATCTTCAGAATAGGTTAAATGGATTGATACAGGACGTGAATAACGTGTATCGTAAATCTAATTTGGCTTCTGATGGTATAGCCAGAAGTATACAGGCTCGTCTTGGAGAGGCTCTGGATACCCGTGTGTTGAATGCTATTGCCGGCACTAGGGAGATCCGGTCGTTTAGTGAGAAGATGGAGGATATGAAATTGAATAATCCTAAGATGTATAGTCCTATAAACGAGGCTGAGGCTTTCGCCGATGCCGTGGCATGGATGAATGACGGTCAGGTAGGAACACGTCTTAATCCTATACATTATACTCCTTATACGGATTATCACGCTGAGATTGATGAGAAGATGAAGAACTTCATCTCCCTTAATAAGGGAAAGAAAGTCAATGTGCCGGTGATTGATGCCAATGGTAACAGGACGGGGGAGATGCGTGAGATGTATATAGATGAAATGAGCTATGCTCAAGTCAGGGATATAGCCATGGCTTCCATATCAGAGAACGGCAAAGCTCAGATGCAACTAGAGGGTAGGTATATGGCTAGGACGAATCCTGACCTATTCAATGTCCAGAGTACCTCTGATTTCCTTAAAGGGTATATTGATGATTTTAGTGCCAAGGAAGAATCTATACGGGCAAAGCTAAAGGGCGTTGGCAATGATAAGGTCAAAAAGGCTAGGTTGGAGTCAGAGCTGGCGGATATCACCAAGCAGAAAAATGATTTCGTGGAGGAGGCTGAGGGCGTTATTGGCAGTAACTACAGTCCGGAGCGGGCCGGCATGTTCATGGTGAGGCAGCAGTTCCTTCGTGGCGTGGGGTTACGATGGTCTTATAATAACTCATACGAGACGCTTGGTGTTGATGATTATTATTTCAAGGCTAATCAACAGATGATGGAGAGGGCTAAGTTCAATGAGACAAAAAGGCATAATCTAGCCATGGAGAAATCCGCTTTGATAAGAGCTAGTAAATCAGGTAAATCGGAGAATGGAAATGGTGGAGGCGATGACATGACCGGTCCCACCGTGGTTACGAAGAGTGCCAATCTTGAAGATGTGAATATAAGCGATGAGTTCATGAATGGATTTATAGCCAATGAAAAGGCGGTGAATACAGGCATGGAGAATTTTGTAAAGTCTCTATCAGACGATGCCAAGAGGAAGATCGACGCATGGGCATATGATCCTGAGAATAGTAATGTGGTCAAGGATATGGATAGGGATCAGGTTATCATGACTTATTTTAAGGCTAATGGTGGATCTACGAATACACTTCTTGATTATAATGGAAAGGATAGTTATATAAAGCTTCTTGGGTTAAATAACCAAAGGAATAAGTATAGTAAGATTAATGAGGGTTTCAATAAGGCTGAGAATACTGTTTTGGATGGTGTTGATGCTATAATTGAGAAAGAGGCTAGATCGTATGAAGGATCAGGTATAGACATTAGTTACGGATTTGGCACATTCAATCTTGGGGATATTAACAATAATGGTGATAAGGTTTTTGATATAGATGGCATAAACGATATAACATTAGACGATTGGGCTAAGCTATCTGCTTATAGTTCTTTGCTAAATGATAATATAAACGTTGTTAATAGTAATATTCAAGGGGAAGCGCCATACGTATCGGTAGATTCAGGTCAATCTAGTGTCCTACTGGATAAGATAAATAATCTTATGGGAACATCCTTCTCGCTTGATGATATTGAATCTATAATGTCTCTTGTTGTGTCTGGTGCTAATAGGAATATACACGTCAAGGCGATAGAGGATAGATTTGCTGGAGATAATAGAGCGATTGGTGTCGCTACCGCTTTATATAATGGAGCGTATAGGGAAAGAAACGATTTGTTAAGACATAAATGGAGTCGTGGAGATTTGGGTAGGTTAAATGATGACGCAAAGCGTGCTGGCGAGGATTATTTAAGGCAATATCGTCATGAGTACGCCGAGCGTGAGTATATCTTCTCCGGCGATTATCCATCTAAAAGTAAGGCGGAGGAGGATTATATAAAGATCAGCGATTTATTTACTCGTGGTGGTGGTTTTATTCCTAAGGATAAGGATAATGCCAATACAAAGATAACATTTACTATATCTCCTATAGGTGATGGCAATTATCAGATCATTGGTAATAATGGAGGTGATGGCAGATCTGTTGTTGAGGTAAGTGAGGCTGATCTAGCCGCCAATGACCTCACTTTTTATAAAGAAGATGTAAACATCCCATCCGAGACCTACGACTCTGGTGTTGTATCTATATCGTTTGCCAATTCAAGTGATAACGCTTATGGGAAGATGGCCAAGGTATTGCAGGTAGCTCCTGTGGCTTATGCCAGCGGAGCCAAGGATATGACAATGCCTTATATAGATATGTTCACGAATATAAATGACGGTAATATCAGGAAGAATCAGATGATGATTGCTACTGACGTATTGTTTGATAACGCTTCCATGTACGAGTTAAGGGCTTCCGGATATAAGTATAATAATGGTTCCTCTGGGATAAATGTTGATATATACAGCAAGGGAGGAGCAAGGGATGGCGGTACTCCATTATACTCAATTGATCTGGATGGCGTTAATTATGCTGATGAGGTAGCTAGAAAAATTAATTTCAGCCCTCAATATTATTTGGTCATGGCATGGCAACAGATACTTAGTAAGGAGAATGAGGTGTATTGGAGAAGTGAAGGTAGATCTACTACGGATGATTTCGAGAGCTTCGTATCACCTATAGCTAGTATGATTGATCAGGAGATAAGAAACAGGAATAACGGAAATAGTAGAAGGTGATTATATATAATTTTACACCAGTTTTATATAGTCACGATTAACGAACGATACCGGAGGTACGCCGGGAATTGAAGCACGTGGAGAGACCTCTTTAGAATCGGTTTCGTGTAAGCAGATTCAACAATGTCCCGATGAAGCGTGAAAATATGCTTTTGGTGTAGAAAAGTATATAAGTACCTAGTGGAAATAATGGAAACAGTTAAAACCGATAATAATGCTACTAATGGAAGGAATCTTGCCGACAAGTACGGATATCCTACCATGAGCGTGGATAATATAAAGGCTGTTGGGGCGGATTCCTATAACATGCTGGATCGTGACTTGCCTCCGGTATTGGATCCGTATTCCGCATCCGAGAGATCAAAGTCCCAGATACCGTCATTGTCAGAAAGGATCAAGAATACGGTAAAGACTAATTATTATGATAACATGAAGCATATGTCCCCTTTGGGATATATGGCTTCTGATCAGAGTTACAAGGGTAGATTTAATCTCACCGGACCTGAGGTATCGTTAGAAGATTCAAGGTATCGTTTAAGTAGTGGAACATGGATTCCTAAATACGAGTCTTATGTACCCGGAGTGGATAATGATACACGTCTGTCAAAGACCCAAAGCAGGACTGAGAAATGGATGAGGGGATTGGGTAAGCTTGCCGGAAAGACTGCCTTGTACGGGTTAGGCGGCGTTATCCAGCCTTTTTATGGTATTTACGCTGGAGTATCCAAGGGTAATTTCAACGCTGTCTTTGACAACGATTTCACTAGATGGCTAGATGATCAGGATAAGAAGATGGATTATGGTCTAGCTCATTATTATAATCGAGAGGAGCGGGACATGAACTTTCTTCAAAGTATGACTACAGCTAACTTCTGGTCTAATGACTTTCTGTCGGGTCTGGCTTTTACCGCTGGCGCCATGTTATCATCCGCCGTATATTCCGGGGCCGGTCTGATGAACCTTGCTCGTACCGGAGCTAGGGCTGGGGTGGCTTTAGCTAGGATAGGCAAGGCCGCTTCGGACACCAAGAAAGCATTCGGCGCTTACCTTAGAGCCGCCCGTATCGGTCAGAGGGTAGGCAAGGGGCTGGATACCGCCCTATTCCTTGGCACGTCTACCTCATGGGAAGCTTCAGTGGAAGCCAGAAGTATGTTGATGGAGGCCGAGGAGAATTTCAGGCAATCTTATCGTAACGCTTACGGGAGGGAAGTCCCGTATGAGGAGCTTATGAGGTTCAGGGCTGACAATGCCAATGCCGCTAACGCCGTATTCGCCGCAAACGTCGGCATATTGTCATTATCCAACATAGCTATGTTTGGTGATATGTTTGGTATGGAGCTGGGTGTAGACAAGTTTATAAAACGCAATATATTTGGCGTAGGAGCCGAGAGAATGGACAACGGTGCACTAAGGGCTATAACACCAAAGAAATGGCAGAAAATAGCTGGTAATACGTTTAATATCATCAAGCGACCGGTATCTGAGGGTTTGTTCGAGGAAGGTCTTCAAGGTGTGTCCAGCAAGTCCGCGGAGGATTGGGTGGAATCAAGATACAATCCCATGGCTATTCGCCAGAATATAGGTTATATGGAAGCTATAAAGAACGGATTCAAGGAGACCTATGGATCTAATGAGGGCTGGAAGGAGATCGGCATCGGTATGATTATCGGATCGGTTATGGGTGGAAGAAGCCTTGGGGGTATAAAGGAATGGAGCCAAGACATGTCCCGTAACAAGGGGATGGTGGAGGCCTACAACGCTAATGCCGGCGTCTTGACCTCGGCGGCTATCCAAGCTATTCGTGGCAGCATGGCTCTGAACGCTCAATTATCAGGCTTGAAAACGGATAATAACGCCGACGATATACCTAATTCTAGAATCGTAGATAAGACTTTTAGTGACGCTGTATTCAATCGTCTTCGCTATGATCAGGAAATGGGGATGTTAGATGATACCAAGGAGAATTTCAAGACAGTCATCGAGTCTATACCTAATAGTGATATAGCCTCTGATATGAATATGACAGATGAGCAGGTAAATGAGTATAAGTCCAACCTTGTTGGCGAGTTCAATAAGAAGGTTGATAATTTTACTATGGCTAGTAGATTTGCCGACTCCCTTACCGATGGTATATCCAATAGATCATTTAACACCTACATCTCTAACATGGCTTATAACGGTCTTGAGGCTAAGGATAATTTGGATGATATCGCTAATCAGTTAGGAAGGATATACAATACGGATATAGGCCCCGCTTTAGATATATATTCTCGTCTTAATCCTGATTCGAGTAGGGATCTTGAGAAACTTAGGAAGCTTACAGATGATATACAGAAGATGGAGAAGAATGTTTTGAAGCTTCAGCAGGGTATCACGTCTAAAGAAGCTCTTGAGTCTGATAAGGTCAAGTTAGTCAAGGAGAATGATAGACTTCTTAAATTGACGGAGGATAGGATTGCTTTGGAGAGGAGATTAGCTACGTTAGTTAACTCAGAGACAGATATATCTAAGCTGTTATTAAACAGGAATGAATCAAGGATCAGTGCCGCCGACCTTATGGCAGCTTATGAGACTATAGTTGGTTTTGAGAATGCTGTATCTATCCGTGGGGTTGATAATTATAAAGAGGCTATGGCGTTACTTAGCGAGTATCGTCATAATCTTGTGGCTTATAAGAATATAAATGAGTCTCTTCGCCGTATGCGTGATAGGAGATTCATACGGTCGCAGGAACGTGGGTTCATGAAGGTTTTGTCAAACATATGGGGAAAGACTTATGAGGAGGATAATAGTAGATATGATTTCAGGAATACCGATGATCCTGATGCTAATTCCCTTTATGCCAATGATCAGGCCATAGATAAGGCTTATCAAGATGGTCTTATAGGAGAGGACGAGGCATTTATGTTCAAGACCTATAATCATATGATCGCCAGATCTATGGAGAATGATATCAAGGCTGATGAGGGCGGTATCGTTGAGAATGTGCCTGATAATGAGGATATAATAAATCCTTCTGATGATAGAATCAATAATATAGCTATAAAGATATGGAACGGTAATGAGGATATCTTATCTCCTAGGGAGAGGCAGATATATGATAATAACAAGGATCGTATCAATGATCTTGTAAATGGGTTTGGCGATAATCCTATAGCTAGGCTTAATAAGATTAGGTCAATGATAGATAGGTTAAATACCAACGATAACGTCTTAAATAACATCAGGGATACTATTGATGATATCATAGATATGAACATTAATGGTCTTGATCAGGATCAGGTTAAGGGGGCTATACAGACTTACAATGATCTTATGAATGATATTGACAACGGGAATGAGGTTGATCAGGATAAACTTAATGAGGCTATTGATATTATCAATAACTATTCTGATGATCCTCTTCTTCAATTCGTGGAATGGATGAGGCTGTATGATAATGGGAGTATGGTTGTCAAGGATTACGATAAGTCTATACCTATGGGTGATGTTCTCACGGAGAGCGAACCCGGAACATCCACCGGCAGGACGGAGGCCAATGCCGCCCAGAATCCGGTAGTGTTGATGGCCCAGAAGAAAGAGATTGGCGGAGTCATGTATTATGAGGTAGGAGGAATGAGGCTTGATAGATTCATGGCGGGATCCGGGCTTAAGGCTCTTGTCACGCCCGGTGAATATGTTATGGATGATAAGGTGGTGATGGATTTCACTGACGGGACGAACATGTTCAGCGTTATCGAGTCTAAAAATCATTCAAGATGGATGATTAGCGAGGATGACGCTCAGGCTTTCGAGAACGCTACCGGTGTCATACTGGGGAGGCAGACCGCCTTATCGACCTCCAACTGGTTCATGGTGTATCGCAAGGGGCAGGATGGATCTGTTGTTCCTTATTATACAGGAGATGCATTTGGCTCTAATAATGAGTCGATAAATCAAGAAGCTGCGGCTAGTCTTCGTAAGAACGATATCGTGAGGTTCAAGGTAGATATGTTAGATCCTTATACCAAGGAATTGTATGATAAATACAATAGCCTTTATGCCGTTGATCCTAATTCTGACGAGACCAAGTCTGCCCGTAGTGATTTGGTTAATAATATGGTTATTAAGATCGTGGATGGTGACGGTAATTTTGTCTCGGTGCTTAAGGCCAATGATCCAGGCTCAAAAGGTAGTAACGCTGATTTAAGGAGTATGGCCTTTGAGTTGTATAGGGATAATGTGGGATCTGTCGCTGGCGAGATTGATATACCGTTCGTAGGCGCAGTCACCAGTGTTTTGCCGGGAAGACCTAATTTTAGCATAAGTGATGATAATGGCACGTTGATGGTCTCCGAAAATGACTTTACCAATGAGACGGTTGGTAAGGTCGAGAGCGTAGGATATATAGAGAACGGGGAGGTTACGATGAGAGATGATATTAAGTATAATATATTCCCGTTCTGTACGGCTATCGTCAGGGACAAGTATGGTGATTATAAAAATTCACGTATCCCGGTCGTAGCTATAAAGACAGGAAATGGAAGAAATTACCTGTACCCCGTAAGATTGAAAAATCAGGATATATCATCATTCTCATCTATGATCGGATCGATGGCTGACAGAATTATAGAGGGTCTAGGTGGTGGAGTAAGTATTGATGATATAATGGATCTTAACAACGCTATAGCCAGATCCGGGCTGGATAACAAGACATATATGATTCCGTTGGCGGGAGACGTGGATGTTATCAAGAAACGGCTAAAGGATGTCAAGGAAGCCGCTAGTAAGATGCCCATGACCGCTGACGTAAGAGGATGGATAGGCTATTCTAGGACCAAGGAGGATATTTTGATGAATGACGTTACGATCAATATCGATCTTAATAACGATCCTTTCATAGCCCCTAAGTTCAGGATGAGTATTAGGAGGGATGAGACGTTCTTCGAGGATACGGAGACCCCGTTCGTCAACCCGTCCGGTTCCGAATCGGAGTTCGCCTCGCCTACGAAGGCGGCCGAGGATAAGTCTTTGGTTTCCGACGGGAATGTCGTATCCGGAGAAAAAGAAGCCGATGATCCTTGCTAAATAAATTATCTTGATTTATCTTCGCGGTGTCAGTCCATCACCTGACGAGTAAGATATTTAAAAGTTGGTCCCTGTCGGGTGTGTGATGGCCCCGGTGGGGACTCTTTATATTATGCAGTTAGATAGTTTTTTACACCGTAAAATTATACAAGACCTGCGCATCCAGCGAGTGAAGGTCTTGATGATGTTATACACCAGTCATTATTTTGTCAATAACAGACAAAGGCAGTTGCTCGACCATACATACGCTTTAAGTAGAAGTCAGGCTTTCGATTATATGACGGAGTTCAATAAAAGACTTAGTGATAAGATAGGTATAGAATGTACGATGGATATTCTTCTGCCTACCGATGATGATAATGCTAATATCATAATCGAGTACAATGGCATCATTAAGAAGTTGATGAGGGAAGCCGAGAAGCTGGAACTTGACACTGACGCTATTAAGAATATGATGCGCGATCTACTTAATGAGTTGAAAGATGATGTTGATCTTAATATCTTGATATTTGACGTAACCCAGTTACTTATAAAATACAATCTATTTAGGTTGGATGCCATAACCGAGCAGGAGTTCAAGGACTCTTTCGTCAGGATGGATAGTAGGAATATGAAGATAAAGAAATTAACTTTATCTGATATCAAGAAGGTGGTGATGATGATGGAGGATAGATACAGTTATATTTCGTCTATATGATAGATAAATATAACTGATTACATTTTTTTTGTAAAAATATCTCCTGTTTGTTTGTAGTTTCAAAATAAGGTCTTATATTTGCGGTGTCCATCCGTTATTGGGCCATAAGAAGATATTAACTCGCCTAAGCGTAGGCGATAGATGAGGGTCATTGGTGGAATAACGGACGCCAATGGCTCTCGTTGTTTTTATATCATGAGTGAATTATCTGAGATTTTTAGTTACAATGGTAATGATGTAACTTTTAAAACGGTTGATGATGTAACCTATGTTAATGCCACGGAGATGGCTAAATACTTTAATAGGAGAACAAACGACTATTTATCGTTAGTATCTACTAATGAGTTAGTTAAGGCAATTACCAGAAAAACTGGTAAATCTGAAAATCAGTTAGTTATAAAGAAGACTGGAATGCCGGTTTTTGGAGGTGGGGTATGGTTGCATGAGGATATAGCTATAGATTTTGCCCAGTGGCTTAGTGTAGATTTTAAGCTGTGGTGTACAGATAAAATAAAGGAACTTTTATTGAAAGGGCATACATCAATAAATAGGAATAACTCTGATATAAGCAGAAACGATCTTCCATCTGATTATATAGAGGCATTAGAGGCGTTACTTAAATCTGAAAAGGAGAAAAAGGCATTAGCTGAGGCGAAGAAAGCGGCAGAGGAAGCCAAAAGGATATCTGATAATATTATCAAAGAACAGGCTCCTATGGTTGAGTTTGCCAAGACAGCCGAGATAGCTCAAGAGACGGATATGTTGATCAGAGAGGTTCGGGAAAAGCTAGAGGCTCATGGGTATGATATAGCGGAGAAGAATCTTAGGATATTGCTTGAGGATAATAAGTTTTTCGCCAAAACCGGTAAGAGATGGTTGCTTTCCCAAAGGATGATAGATCGTGGTTACGCTCGTTACAGGTATCGTGATGACGATGAGTTCTATGGGACTAACACCGTCTATGTGACTCCTAAGGGATTCCAGTGGATCGTGTCTAAGATATCCAGGGAATGGATGCCTAGGTTCTTGGAGTTGAAAGGTAGGGTTCTCAGTAGATCGGATAAAAATATTTTTGCTAAACAATAAGTTTCGTTTTTATAGTTTTAGGATTGAGTTTTTTGTTTGTCCGTGAGGATCGGCAAAATGATTTGTACTTTTCAGTAGAAACATAGGTTTGTTATTATTGTTATTTGGCTCCCGTCCGCTCGTGAGAGTAGGCGGGATTTTGTTTATCTTTGTGTCAAAACGATTTAGTAATGGGAAGATCTTGTTATGTTATAAAAAATAAGGAGGGTGGGGTAGATAATGTCCTTGCCCCTAACAACCAACCATCCGGATTATACCAAAGGGCGATGGAGGTGCTTGGCGACCAGAAGCAGGCCTTATCGGTCTGGGGTACGGCCTACTCCCCCGACTTCGTGTCTTTCTTTGGCGATTGGATGTCCATGCCATCGGAATACGACTTAGATAGCAATGGGGAACCTAGGTATGATGATGTCATGTCCTTTATCAAGCGGAAGAACTATTTCGCTGGCAATTTCATGGCCGATGAGGTTAAGGATATCAATAACACCCTTACTTCCTTGGGAGTCGATAATATCAATGATCTTAATGATATGATTGTATCCAATTTCCTTTCCGGCGGTGATATATTCCTCAATAGGTACAATCTTGAGAGGTCCGGGATGTATGACGCCGATGAGATCGATAATATCATGACCAACAGATCGGCGTATGAGCAGGTAAGGGATATGATGAGGAGGATTGTCGATTTTATGTCTGAGGGGGATCTCAATGAGAAGGATACATATTTCTTGTCCTCCGAGTCAGGCCTTGGTGATGATTATATGATATATGAGGATACATATGACTCGTTAGGGAAGAGAAGGGGCTTGAATCCAATAGAGGTAAGGGATACGATCATGAGGGCGGCAGGCGGTATCAGCGACCGCCGGGAGTTCGATCAGGCTTTCGCCTCCATCCCATACCCTTCCTTGGCACTCCGGTATCAGGAGGATCAGGATTACGCCGATCGGATGTATGACATGTATCGTAATATGACCCGTATGGAGGTTCGGAGTCAGGACGGAAATACGATTACCGACTCACACTATTACAATACCACACCATATATCAGTATGCCTAAGGACATGAAAGGTCTAAGGGATAAGGTTGGGGAAATGATCAATATGGACGATTTTAAGGACATCAAGGACGTTTCCGGACGTCTGTATGATATAGCTATGGATCTTGCCGACATGGGCGTGGATATAAGCGAGGCGATCAGCGATGAGATGGTTATATCCAGACCGGAGGATATCCGTGATCTTATGGCGTCGCTGGATGTCATGTTATCTTCCATACAGGCAGGCAATTCGGTATACGATAGCTTTATCTCCGATCTTGATAGGATAACAGGAAAAGGGAATCCGATATACGAGGTTCAGGATACTTATTCTACCAGTGATAGGATGGTGTATGTAAGGTCCGGGAAAACATCTCCTTCCGATATGTATGACATGAACATGTTGTATGTAGGTAGAAATACATACCATAACACGACCCCGATAACCGACACCGATCAGGCCTATGAGATGTTGGCCGATATCGGGATAGAGCGGCCCTCGTACTTGCCGGCTGGCGTGGTTCCTGCCGGGGCTTCTCGATCCGATATTGACGTGATCAAGGATAACATAAAGAAGCTAGTTATGTCCAACATCTCATCCTCGAATACTGAGAACATGATCCTTACCAGATTGATATACCAGCATCCCGTAACCCCTAAGATGGATGATGTCGATATTGATCGGGAGTTCAGGAGATACGAGGCTAGGCAGGGAAAGGATCGGGATTTTATCAAATCCTGTACATCGTTGAGGAAGATCCAGATCAAGGAAAGGTTAAAAAAATCGGATTTATATAATAATGTCTTACGTTTCCTTGATTTTAATGGATTTTATAATGTATCTTTGAATCACCATGACAGAGGTACGTTAAAAAACATAGAGATGTCGTTGCCGGATGGTCAGGTAAGAGATCTGTTGTTTGATGTGGCTATTGAGTCTAGTGACAGCAGCATGAGAAACCTTTTCTATCTGGATAGACAGGACAGGATGATGGATGTCGGTTTTTATCGATATCTATACCAAAGGAATCCGGGTCTGCTCCGGGAGGTCAACGGCGGCGTCGAGGCGAGACCGGACGGTTCGTTCTTGGCTCGTGGGAGGTATGATGATTTCGTGTCATTCCAATCCGGCTTATATGAGAAGGTAGGTGAGACGGTTGATGGTGCGATATACAGGTTCGTTGATGATCTTATATACTCCGACCCATCATCATATCAAGAAAACATGGTACGAAGGATGGGTGACGTTACGGTAAGGAGTGACGATAACCGTCTATCAAGGATAGAGGATAATCCCTCATCCAGTAAGATAGTTAATGAATACACTGCTAATACAAATAAATTAATGCGAGTTTTTTCGTGTAGCTAATCTCTCTTTGGCGTCGTGAGACGTTTTCTTTCGAGCATTGGAACATTGAATTTTATAGATTTGCATGAATCCGGGCCGTAGTGATACGTCCCGGATTTTTTGTCTTGTACCGGTTCTTATTAATACCAACTGCATGACATGATGTGCCTTGATGATGACATATATCACGATCCTAGGATTATTAATTTTTGAACTTTGTAACGCCCGCCATCAGGTGGGGTTATTATTAATTCAAAAATAAATAGACATGGGTACAAGTGGAGACAAAATCGTGCTGTTAGACGGCATGGGTTCCGGGAGCGGTAGCGCCGCTAATGGTTTATTATCTATGATTCCGGGTATGTTTACCAGCCTTTTGGGTGGTAATAAGATGGATCCGAATTTAGTCGCTGCGTTGATGAACGGTCGTAACAACCAAGACCAGTTCGGAGGGGCTAACGGCTGGTGGTTGTGGATCATCGTCCTATTCTGGTTATGGGGCGGACGTGGTTTCGGAAATGGTTTTGGTGGTAATGGAAATGATTGTTGCGCTAACGGTCTTCCGGCTCAATTGAACAACGACTATGGCCGTGAGCTATTGATGCAGGCTATCCAAGGTAACAGAAGCGCTATTGATCAGATTTCTAACGCCCTTAACTGTTCTACCTCTCAATTACAAAACGCTATCTGTAACGTACAAGGCGCTATTGATAAGGTGGCTGGTCAGGTAGGTATGACTTCTCAGGCCGTTATTAACGCCGTACAGCAACAAGGATGTGAGATCGGTAACCAAATCAGCTCTTGCTGCTGCAACTTACAAAGCGCTATGGCTAGCGGATTCAATAACGTTCAACATTCGTTGGATACGATGGGTTGCAATATTCAGAACTCTATTACACGTCAAGGATATGAGAACCAATTGGCTATTACCGGTCAAACTAATGTATTACAGAACAATTTGACGAACGGGTTCAATAATATCATCCAGTCAGCTAATTCCAACACCAATGTATTGGCGGCTAAGATTGACGCTCAGACCCAGATTATCAATGACAAGTTCTGTCAACTTGAGATGCGTGAGATGCAGAATACTATCCAACAGCTTCGTGAGGAGAAACAGGCTTTGGCTACTTCCGCCATCACCCAACAACAGACACAGAACATCGTTAGTCAGTTAGCTCCAAAGGCACCGATTCCGGCTTACGTCGTACAGAATCCGGGTTGTTGCTATACTCCTACCGTAAGGGTAGCTAACGAATGTGGATGCGCTTGCGGCACTACTAATGCCGTATTATAAGGAAGGGGGACAATATGGCTGATTTCAGAGGATATATGATCGGTTCATTCGCCTCCTCCCGTCTTGACAGGGGAGGCATCCCGGTAGTAGCCACTACTGGAAAGGTATCTGACGCTTCTGCGGCCGAACCTACGGTTGATTTTGGCATCAATCCGTGTCAGTGGAACTCACTACCTCCGGAAGGAATATTGTTATGGAAAGTCCGTCATCCGGTGACGGAGACAGAGGCTAGTTATCCCGCCACGATCGTTCTTCCGTCTGGCTTATCCACCACCACTCCTGTTACGGTATCCAACGCCGGGGTTATCGTTAACAAGACACCTATAGTGGATAAGGTTGGGGCACATATGACAGGACAGGATATTACGACTCCCGTGGCTTCTGGTGATCCTATAGTAGGAGCCTACACCGAGCATCTTGTGTATTATAACAAATGCACCGGGGTATTTAGGATGTTAGGTCATACGGCTACGGCCCCTAGCGCATGAATTTACTAAGAAAGAACAGGGAGGGTAACCTCCCTCCCATTTAAAAAGATCGTTATTATGTTTAAGGATTTAAAGAAAGGATATCAGGTTTATACGTTGGACACCTCAGGGGTTCCTAAATTCTTTATGGGTACGGTGGTTAACGTCTCGGAGCCTAGGTTCGCCCAGTCCCAGTTAGGTCAGTATCAGCAGTTGCAAGATCGGGTTATGGATCTTACTATAGAGGTGGACGGGAAGTCCATGACATACGTAGTTCCAGAGAATCAGAACGTGGCTATGGCCAACGGCATTACGCTAGCCTGCTCCGTGGATCCGATAATGAACCACCTGAACGCCATGAAACGAACCAGTACGGATATCGTGAATAGCGTGGATAAGAATAAGGAGATCATAGAGGCATGCGACAGTATCTTGGAAGATATCAATCCCACTTTTAAGCAGACTAAGGATCAAGACCGAAAGATTAAGAATCTTGAGGAGAAGGTCGATAGGATGGGGTCTTCTTTCGATGAGTTAAAAGAGTTGTTAATTAAAAAATTAGGTTAATATGAGAGTTATAGATTTAGGCAATGGCCAAGAGGAATATGATGATGAGATCTATGATCGAAGAGGCGGTAGAGGACGCTCCCGTCGTTCTGACGGCACGTACATGGGTTATGATGGCGGGGTATATGACCATTATGGCAAGGATCGTGACGGGATGATGGAGGAGCTGGAGCGTCGTGAGCGTAATCTTGAGAGACGTGAGAGGGAGCTGGAACGTAACGAGCGGGAGCTTGAGAAACGTCAAAGACATCATGAGCGGGAGGATGAGATGTATCGTAAGGGATGGTTTGGTGAGCGCGACATCCGTGATGAGTACGATAGCATGGATCCTTACATGCGTAGAGGTCGTAGAAGTCGTTACTACTGAGGAGCAGACGCTGATGACCCGGATTATAAGCGGTACATAGACACCCATGGATATCACTTTTCCAAGGAGTTGGCTAGGGAAGCCGCCGACAAGATGCTTAACGCTGACGGATCCAAGAGAAGATGGACGATGGAGGATGCTAAGCAGATGTTCGATAAATGCGGGGCCAAGAAACCTGATAACGCCACTTGGGGAGATGTCCAATATCTGTTTGCTATGTTTTATAGCGACTACTTTCCTAAGGTACTGGATTGCGACCAGAAAATAGTCAAGGCTGTATTGGCTTATCTGGAAGACCCTGACGCTCCGGAAGGGACGGCGTTCGTAAGGTATCTGGCGGTGCGGTGCTTCGTCGGTGACACAATCAAATGGAGTGAGATGATATGATTTGATACAACGTTGGAAGAACCCTGTCGGCGATAGAATACCGATGGGGTTTCTTTTTGCCCGTAACTTTATTATGATTACATTTGTTCGAGGTAGATCTTTTGTTCATAGGCAGGGCGGGCGGGAATGAAAAAAGGATATCCTCACGGACACCCTTTCCCCTTGGTTGAAAATTACCTAAAACCTTATGAATTACTATTCTTTCGCAAATATAATTATTAAATAGCAAACAGCAATGGGTAAGGGGTATTACTGGATAGAGCCTGTGGATCGGACGTTAAACGATTTCCAGTTTTATAAAGCACATATCGTGGGTGATCCTGAATATGACGAGAAGCATCATCGTGTTATATTAAGGATGGATAAGTACTTCCCTGTAGGGAGTATCTTCCATGTCTTGAAAGACTCGGAGATGTTCGTTATAGAGAGGAAATTCAAGACATGGGGGAATAAGTATGTCATTAAGCCTTGCGAGGGTGAATGGGAATGGGGGTCTGTCCAGAAGCTGAGAGACAAGACTATTATATTCCGTAGCGGATTCCTGCATGGGGACGGTAGCTTCTAACACTACCCGTATCTCCCCCCCCTATATTTCTTGGTGTGTATGTATATAGCTATATTTGAGCAAAAATAATTATGATATGGAAGATTTTCAAGGTAAATATAATGGCAAGCAGATAGAGCAGCTTTTGGATAAGGCTAATGATATTGATCTTTCCAAATACGCTCTTAAGACGGATAACGCCCCTACCGCCACAAAATTACAGGCAGCTAGGACCATAGCGCTGTCCGGTGCCGTGACCGGTAGCGTATCCTCCGACTTCGGGAGTAATATTACTATCTCCACGACATTGGCGAACTTTGACGCCTCTAAGATCACGTCCGGTACTATCGATATAGATAGGTTGCCTAAGGCGGCCTTAGAGAGAATGGTCGTGGTGGCTGACGATACGGCAAGGTTTAAGCTTACTACAGCCACGGCTCAGGTTGGGGACACGGTTAAGGTGACGGCCACGAATAAGATGTATCTGGTCAAGGATGATAGTAAGTTGAATACTGAGGCCGGTTACGAGCCTTATACGGCAAGTTCGGCGTCATCTGTGCCATGGTCTGGAGTGACCGGCAAACCTAGCACCTTCGCTCCACCTACGGCGGCGGCCTCCACCTTAGGTGGCGTAAAGGTAGGATACACGACTTCTGGCAAGAACTATAAGTTACAGGTTGACGCTTCTGGTAACGCTTTTGTTAATGTCCCATGGACAGATAATAATACGACCTATAATCAGGCCACGGCTGATACTTTAGGATTGGTTAAGATCGGTTATTCCTCTAGTGGGAAGAACTACGCCGTATCCTTGGACTCTAATGGGAAGATGTATGTGAATGTCCCTTGGACTGATAATAACACGACTTATGCTCAAGCCACGAGCGATAATCTAGGTCTTGTTAAGATTGGATACTCTGCCAATGGCAAGAACTATCCCGTTGCTCTTGACGGTAGTGGTAAGATGTACGTGAACGTCCCGTGGACGGATACCAACACCACATATTCCAATATGGGGGCGGCAACCTCCTCTACTGCGGGAAAGGCCGGTTTGGTTCCCGCCCCAGCCGCAGGTAAACAAGCCTCTTTTTTACGTGGTGATGGCACGTGGGTTGTCCCTACTAATACTACATACGCCAAGGCCAATACATCGACCCTTGGGCTGGTAATGATTGGATATGCGGAGAATGGCAAGAATTATCCGGTAGAACTGGACGGTAGCGGAAAGATGTATGTCAATGTGCCTTGGACAGACACTAATACGACGTATGGTGTTGTAGGAGCTAATGGGTCTACAGGTCTGGTAAAGAACGGGAGTACGGTAACCAGCGCTTCTGGCTATACCGCCTGTCCTATTGTCAGTGGTGTCCCTTATTATAAAGACACTAATACCACTTACGCCAATATGAAGGCAGCTACGGCTTCAGCGGCTGGTGCTGCGGGATTGGTACCGGCCCCCGCTGCGGGCAAACAGACGTCTTTTCTTCGTGGTGACGGAACATGGGTCGTACCTACCAATACCACATACGGATTGGCCTCTACTACAGCTAACGGCTTGTTGAGACAGCTTAATGGTAGTACATCCAGTTTCATGCGTGGAGATGGCACTTGGGCTACACCTCCTAACACGACATACGCCGTAGCCAACGAGTCTACTAACGGGTTGATGGCGGCGGCTGATAAGAAGACCGTGAATAGGCTTATAGGAGTTAATACGGTCACGACATTAGCCAACCTGCCTATTAGCAAGAGAAGTATCACGGCTACGTTATCAGCCGCTACCGCCCTATCCGTGGCTTCAGGCATGCAGATAGGAGAGGAGCTGATGATCAGGTGCGTCCCGTCGGCAGTGTTTACACAGGCTATACCAAACTCTGGAGCTTATGTAAGCATGAGTGGTACTTCTATAACCACTACGGCTAACAAGCCTTTCGAGATAAATATCTGGTGCTACGCTTCAGGCAAGTATAGCATCGCCGTTAAAGAACAAGATTAAAGAATAGATTATGGCATATACATATATAAACAGGGAAATATATCCCAATATGTTGGTTTTAGACGAACCTCTTGATGATAATTACGCTAAGGGTAATAGCTATGATGATTATATTAATGGCAATCCTGCCCCATGGATAGAGCTGGGAGAGGAGCAATTGGCGTTCAAGGAAGCTAATCCTAAAGCCACGGTTAAGGAGATCATTGAGGCTAGATTAGATGAGTCAAGGGTTCTTAACGAGGAGAAATCGGCTAAATACGAGGAGCTGAGATCTTATGAGACTGAAAATCTCCATGAGTTTTTCTTGGATGATCAAAATATTTATATCCCTGAATATGGCAGACGTAACGCTTTGGCTGATGGGGCTATAGTTGGTAAGATAACGATTATGGGTCTGGAGTTTGATATAACCGAAGGCAAGATCCTGATCGGGATGATGGATAAGTACGATAACGATCTGACAACGGCGTTAGGGGACAAGCAAAAGCAGATCAGTATAGCCACTACCGTAGAACAGGTGAAGGCTGTCGATGTTCAGTCCGGTTATCCTGATAAGGTAAGTGTTACCACGGCGTACATCCAGCAACAGGCGGAGGAGAAGGACGCTTCTGATCCTCAAAAAGTAGCTGTCAGGTTCTCTAGGATGGTAGTTAATAATAAGACCATATCTTTATCTTCTAACGAGAAATTGGATGTTAAAGTCCTATTCCCTATATGGGGACAAGAAGGAGCGGATTTCGGGCTATCCGTGGATACAGGATTTTGTCTTAGGGTAGTTAAGGAGGATACGGATATCCTTTACGAGGTTATCCAGCCACATACATTATCGTCGGAATGGGAGCCTGGACTCAATACGGCCTCCTTATATAAGGTTGTTGACAAGGAGCACGCCGGGACTATAGGTGATCCTATCCCTTATTTCCCTCCTATGGAGATATTTAAGGATAAATATTACATTCAGAACGCTGACGTGTATAAATGCACAAGGGATAGCGGGACTCCTCTTAGTCATAATCTAAAGGACTTGGTTGGGTTGTATGTTGAGGTTGTACAGGGCTAGTCGTATCTACCCCCCCC